TTCCTTACACCTTTAAAAATAATACAATGAGTAATTTTGAAATAAAAGCCGGTTTAATTAAATATGACGTGAATTTTATTGTATATGATGTGAACGGGTTTATTACAACCGATTGCAATTCTATTTTATTAATTAATTACGGAACAAATGCGGTACAAATTGAAAGTGTTGTTTTGCAACAAAACCAAAGTTTAAATATAGAAGGTAATGCGGGGGAATTTTTACAAACACGTTTATTGGCTACATTTATTAACACTGGCGGTTCAAATAATTTAGTTTCAGTAAAGAAAAATTATATTTCATAATGCCACAAATAGATTTATCAATATTAAACCAAAAAGCGACCCCGGCTTTTTTTGCTGATACATTAGCAAATAGACCGGCGCCGTCTTTTGTTGGAAGGGTTTTTATTTCAACCGATACATACGATTTATATAGAGACACCGGGACGGCGTGGGTTTTGTTAAGTCCAAGTTCTACGGGTACTATTGGCGGTAGTGGTACTACTAATACTATTCCACTATTCAGTTCAAGTTCAAGTATTACCAATAGTGTAATAACACAACAAACGGGAGCGCAAAGCGTAACAATAGGAAGTTTTGCGACACCTTATAATGTTATTGGATATGGTAATTATTACGGAAGTCGATTTATTATCAATGGTGGTTTAGCAAGTCAAATTTTGGCGGCAGACGGCACAACAATTACTGCCGGTAGTGGAATAACAATTTCAGGTGGTCAAATAAGCGCAAGTGGTGGCGGTGTAACCGGTACCGGCTCCGTTGGTCAAGTATCTTATTGGAGTGGTGCAAGTTCAATAACCGGTACAAACAATTTATTTTGGGATAGTGCAAATAATAGATTGGGAGTTAATACAAATACGCCGGGAACGTCATTAGATATACATCATAACCAAAGTACATTAATACAATTAAACCAAACAACGTTTGGTAATGATAACCGAATAGCTTTTCAAAATAGCGGTATTTCAAATTGGAGAATAGGTAATTTTTACAATTTTGGAAGTCAAGATTTTGCAATTCAAGACGCTTCATTTAGTATTAATAGATTAACAATTAAAAGTTCAAGCGGTCAAACATTTATAGGCGATGCAGTAACATCAAGCGGTTTATTTGTTGTAAATAATAGTTCTGCAGATGCCCATTTAGTAATATTAGGAGCAAGTGCTCCAAGTATGAGAGTAAGAAATGCAGGTATTGGTGCTTCACAACAATTTGGTTTAGGTTTAGCAACCACAACAAATGATTTTATACAAGGTAGTGTTGGCGGGGAAATGTGTATTTTTAATGATAGTTTAACTTCAAGTCCAATTTTATTTGGAATTAAACAATTTGGTATTACTACTGAAGTTGCAAGATTTTCAAGTTCATCTAATTTTTTAGTGGGAAGTAGTATAGATAATGGTCAAAAATTACAAGTTTTTGGTAATGTTCAAATTGATAATACAAATACTGCAAATTTACGTCTTAAAGGAACTGCAATAACAGGTTTTGATTTACAATGTGATGCTTTTGGTGCATATATTGTTAATAGGGATAATACTGACATTTATTTTTTTACAAATAATCTACAAAAAATGAGAATTAAAAATAATACTATTAATATGTCTAATATACCTACATCAAGCGCTGGTTTAACTACCGGGGATATTTATAGTAGTGCGGGTGTTTTAATGATAGTTTAAAATAAAAATAATATGCAAAATATTCAACCAAAACAAGTTTATGCAAATGGTATAGAACAAAATGCTACACAATTTAATTTGCAAATAATTAATGACAATTTAATTGATAGTGCAATTTTTAATTATCAATTATTAGATGCATATAGTAGTCCATTAATAAGCGGAAATTTGACTATGACAAACCCCGATTATGATTTATGGAACGGGGATAGTGATATTAACTATTCGGCTTATCAATGGGCGGCAACAAAATTAAATGTTACCTTAGTTTAATTTAACCTTAAAATAAAAAACAATGGACACAAAACAAGCCCTTAGCGTTATTAAATCAATTTTAGACGCAGCCGCAAAAAGTGGAATATTTGAAAACATGGACGCAAGTTTTTTAGCGGCTCAAAGTTTTAACCATATTTCACGTGAATTATTAAAAGACGAAAAACCGGAAAGCAATGCAAATGGACTTATTGATTAGCATTTTTAGTTTTATTGCCGTTGGCAGTGGTTTTTATTTTACCACTAAAAGCAGGTTGGATAAAATTGAAAAAGACCTATCAAGACACAATAATACCAATAGCGAAATTTTAGACCGATTGGCTCGTATTGAAACTAAATTAGATTTTTTTACTAAAAAATAATTTTATGATAAAAAATTGGAAAACAAGCCTATTTGGTTTAGGCACTTTTATAACTGGCGTAGCAACGATCATTAAAGGGGACATTCCGGGAGGCGTTACGGCTATTTTAACCGGTTTAGGTTTATTTGCGGCAAAAGATAGTGACGTAAATTTAAATGCGCGTAAATAATGAATAAAACAACCAAAATATTAATTATTGCGGCTATTGTAATAATTCTAACAACTGCAAGTATGAGTATAAGCGCAAAAGGTTTAAATTTTATCAAATTATTTGAAGGCGAAAAATTAAAAGCATACCGGGACGTAGGCGGAAAATATACTATCGGTTTTGGCACAACATATAACCATGACGCCGGGCGTAGTGTTCAGGAGGGGGATATTATTACAAAAGAAACTGCTTTACGTTGGCTAAGATTAGACGCTAATAAATTTGCCGAAGGCGTTAAAAAAATGGTTAAAGTACCAATAAATCAAAACCAATTGGATAGTTTAACTTCTTTTGCCTATAATTTGGGTTTAGGCTCTTTACAAACATCAACTTTATTGAAAAAATTAAATGCCGGAAGTCCAAAAACAGAAGTTGCGGCAGAGTTTCTTAGGTGGAACAAAGGACGTAATAAAGCCGGAATATTGGAAGTAATACCCGGTTTAACAATTCGTAGAAAAGCAGAACACGATTTATTTTTATCGTAATAAAGCAAGGGTTAAATACAAACAAGTAAGGAAGAACCCCCGAAATTTTTATTTTGGGGGTATTTTTTTGCCCATAATAAAGCATTGATATACAATGTATTATCATTAAAAAAAATGGGGCATTTTATGGGGCCCATAAATTATATTAGGTAGTTTAAACTATTTATGTATAATTTTAGGTCATAAAACAAAAAACCCTATTTTATGACCTTCAACACTGATACCAAAATTTTGGGTCAAATTGCCAGTGCGCAATCCAAAATACAACGTTTAGAGGCTTTACGCTCTCTCGCTCCCTTCGAGCAATGTACTTTCTTTTTTTATGGCTTCGGCGGTAAGTTTTTATCCATTAACGAAAATGACACCCCATTTGATTTGGCAATTGAAATGCGCATTTTAATTGATGCCTCAATCGAGTATTACGAAAACGAAATAAAGTCGTTAGAAAATTCGTTTCAATGAAACAATTACTAATAAAATTTATTGCAATAGTTTATTTATTTGTTGTGTCTATTCCACTTACAACAATAATATATTTATTAACTTTTTTTATATCAATTTTTCTTTACTTTAAAAACAAAAAAAATGACAAAAAAACAAAAACAAAATGAACCAAAAACCGCAAAAATTCTAATTGAACAACACAAAGACAAATTAGAAGTTAGTTTAGAAGGTTCAATTATGGATTGGTTTATTTTATTAGAAAAAGCATCTCAAGATGTACCACAATTAAAAAAAGCTATTATTTTAACGGCTGAATTTTATGAATTTGAAAAACATAATTAAAAATGACAAACGAGTATTTAAAAAACTTAGCAGACGGATTTGGTTCTATGAACCCGGTCACAAACAAAAAAAATGAAAAACAACCCGACTATCAAGGTTGGGTTAAATTAGACGGGCAATTTTATGAGATTGCCGGTTGGGTCAAATTTGGCAAATCAAATAATAAATTTTTATCCCTTAGTATTAAACAAAAAAACCCTGAAAATGAAACAAAAACAATCTAAAACCAAACACAATGCGTTTTTACTTAACATTTGTTCAAATGATGATGAAATTGTACGAGTAGTACAAATTGAACCTCATGAAGTTAATTTGATGAAAGAATTAATAACAGACATTTTTGAAAATCATACCGGCGGTGTTACTATTCGCTTATCTTTAAAATCAAACTACATCAAACATGAAATATCAAACTAATGCACCGGCTTATCCGTGTACGCCAATTAAAAATGAATTTGGTTCAATTTTTGTCGCAGTACCCGGTTTTACTAAATATGAGCAAGTTCTTTTATCAATTGTATGTGCAAAGGAAAGTAATTCCGGAGCGTACAAAGATACCCCGTCAATGATTATGAAAGAGGCTCAAATTTTAACTGATGAATATTTTAAAACACTTGAAAAATTACAAAATGCAAAAGAAAATGATACGAGCGTTATACAAATGTAGTCCTGAAATTCAGGCTATTATAGTGTTTATAATTACACTATTTTTATTCGGTTTTATTCAAAGGTATTAATGGAAAACAAGACAAAAACAACCCTATCGGAAAAATTAATTCAAAGACAATACAACCCGGACTTTGTCCCCCCAAAAGACCAGGTTGTATTTTCAATTGCAGAATTACCTATCGGCGTTATTCAAAATTTTATAATACTTAGCGGTGTAGCAAAGGCGGGGAAATCAACGTTCCTCGCCGCCGCTATATCCTCCGCATTTATGCCGGGGGATATGTTCGGAATGAAATTTAAGTTTCCGGAAGGTAGGCGCAAAATTGCTTATTTTGATACCGAGCAAAGCGAATACGATTTTTTTAGACAAGTTAATAAGGTTAAAAACTTTGCGCACATTAACGGACTACCGGAATGGGCGCATTTTTATTCCGTAAGGGAAGATAGTCCAAGCGAAATAAAGGCTTTAATTGAAACGTATTTAGAAAACAACCCCGAATGTCCGGTCGTTATAATTGACGGGATTTTGGACTTATGTTTAGATTATAATTCAGAAATTGAGAGCCGCCAATTAATTAATTGGTTTAAAAAACTTACAAAAGTTTATAATTGTTTATTTATTGGCGTATTACATCAAGGTAAAGGGTTGGGCAATCAAACGTTGGGACATTTGGGCTCTAATTGTGATAGGTGGGCAAGTTCAACTTTAGAAGTAGTAAAAGACAAAGACAAAAAAACATTTACTTTACAACCAAGATTTTTGCGAAGTTCGGAAGATTTTGAGCCGATAGTATTAATGAATTATGATAACCAATGGAGGCAAATAGATAACGTTAAATTACCTGAAAATGAAGGCAATAAATCAAATCCAATGGATCTTAGTATAATGTCCCATAAAAAGATGATTTTGCAAACACTGGCAATACAAAAACCTTATAAAGATTTAATATCCGATATTCAGGAATTAACCGCTAAGGGTACAAGTTATGCAAAGAAAATTTGCAAGATTTGGATTGAAAAAAACCTAATTGTAAAAAACACAAAAAATTTATATGAAAAAAGATTTTAAAATACCTAAAGTTATAAATTTTAGTGGTGGTAAAACTTCTGCTTATATGACTATCATGGAATATAAGGAAGGAGATATAGTATTGTTTTGCGATACTATGAGGGAACACCCTAAGACCTATAAATTTATTAATGACTTCGAAGCATTTGAAAATATACCTGTAACAAGAATAAGTTACGAAGGTGGATTTGAAGGAATGTTAAAAAAGAACAAAGCTTTACCTAATCAATTTAAAAGATTTTGCACTACAGAATTAAAGATTAAAACTGCTAAAAGATATTTAAAAACGTTAGGTATAACAGAATTTGAAAATTTAATAGGTTTTAGATATGACGAACCAATGAGAGTTAGCAAACGCAAACAAAGATTTAAGAAAGTACACGATAAATTTCCTTTGTTTGAAAATAAAATAACTAAACAAATAATAAATAATTATTGGAGCAAAAAACCTTATAATTTAGAAATACCTTCAATATTAGGTAATTGTACTTTATGTTTTATGAAAGGTAAAAATGCTATTATTTCAATTTTAAGAGAATATCCTGAATTAGCTGATGAATGGATAGATGATGAAAAAAATAATCCATATACATATTTTAAAGGTGTAACCATTGAAACATTAAAAGAAATATCTCAAAATAATCTATTTAATAAAATAAATCTTGATGACATAAATTCTGCATTTGATTGTGCATGTACTACATAAAAAAAAATTATGAAAAGAGCTTTTAAAAAATTTTTAGTTGAAATGCTAAAAACCGGACTTATTAAAATGGTTAAAGTTAATAACCAAATAAGGTTTAAATACAATGAAACGATTTTGACAAAAGAGGATATAGAGTTTATAATGTTAGCGTATAAAAAAACCGGTCTTAAAAAAGACCGGCTTAGACAAAAACAAGATAACCCTATTACCTCGCTTCATTCACTTACAAAACAAAAATAATGCAAAACATTTATACTGCAATAGTTTTTTTTGAGCCGGAATTAAACATACCTCCGCGCAAATACCGAAAAATAACAAATTTGAATAATTTCGCCCTTTTTAGCCGCAAAGCCGGTGCAAAGTATATAAACGTATACGAAAGGAAAACAAGGCAATTTTACTGCCGTTTATGGCTAAATAACGATATTTAACACCCCCCATGTCCCCCCAACACAATGAACCGGTTTAAAACCCGGTTTTTTTGTGCCTATATATTTAGTAAAATGAAGGTTTTTATTAAAGGTGTAAGCAAATGAAGTTAAACCGGTTTAAGTGGTTTAAAAAGGGTGGTTTAAATTTTATCTTCGCGCCTACAAGCGCGAAGATATAAATTTTTAAACTAAAAGTTTAACCAACCGCCACATTTTTTAAAAAATATTTTTTTTTTAACAAAAAACCTTAAATTTGTAAAATGACAGCTACAAAATGGATTGGTGTATTATTGGGAGCGGGAGTGGTTTATTGGATATACAATAAATCTATTTTTGCCAATAGTTTATCCTATTACCCTACAAGATTAAAAATAAGGGGCTCAATTTTATACCCACAAATAGATTTAGGAGTTGAAATTATAAACAAGTCAAATATTAGTACAACGTTTTCTAATTTAAATTCAGAATTGTTTTTAGAAAATGGACAAAAAGTTGCTGATGTATATTTTAATGATAAAATTGTTATACCCGCAAATAGTTCAGTACAAATTGTACTAACTGCAAATACATCATTAAATGATTTGGCTAATTCGGTGTCGGAATTATTTAGTTCTAAAAAAGCAAACTTTAAAATAAAAGGTTTTGCCAGTGTGGACAATATTAAATTACCTTTTACAATAGATTATAAATTCTTTGATCAGTAAAAATTTCATATTGTCAAAATTAAGTCCATACCAAAACTTTAAAAAAGTTTTAGTGAGCGACCAATCAACAAATGATATTGTAAATGGTATTGTTAATACACTTGACTTATATCATGATGAATACAATAAAATAAGTAGGCATTTTATAGGTAAAAATGTTAGAGAAACTGCTAAAAATGTTTGGTTATTTTTAAAAAATAATGTACCATACAAAATTGAAAACGGAAATTTTCAGACCTTGCGTAGTCCCTCAGCAATCCTATCAATGCCAATGGGAGCCGATTGTAAAAGTTATAGTTTATATACGGCGGGTATCTTTGAAAGTGCAAATTTTTTAGGATATTTAAAAGTACCTTTTGCTTTTAGATTTGCGAGTTATAAAAATAATTCTAAAGAGCCGGGACATGTTTTTGTTGTTTTATATCCGGGGACAAATAAGGAAATTTGGATAGACCCGGTTTTAGATAAATTTGATGATAGAAGTAAAATACCAACTTATTATACAGATAAAAAAATAAAAATGAGTTTAGTACAAATGTCAGGTGTTGAATACACCGCAGAACAAAAAGCAAATCAAATGACCGCTTACCGAAATAAATTGGTAAATGATAGAGATAGGCTTTTAAATACGGGTGTAATAAAGCCGGGAAGTTCTAAGGAATTAGAATACAAAGTCGCTATAAATAAAGTTACAAAGGCTTTACAAGATATGCCACAAATAAGCGGTTTTTTTGATAGTGTTACTAAATTAGTAACAAAAGGAAGTGATGCAGCTTCAAAGGCTTCCGATTTAGCAAACCCTTTAAAATTAGGTTTTGACGCAGTTTCAACATTAGTAAATTTATTTGCAAATAAACCTAATCCAAATGACTGGCAAGGTTGGGACGCAAGTGATGTAAGAATAAGAGCCCCAAAAGGTACAAATGCAATAAATTGGGTAATTAATGACGGGGATAGCGTACAAAACGAGGCATTGAATATTGTAAGATATATACAAGCAAATGGAACGGGAAATATTTTAGGACGTTCTACATGGTTTAATAGAACAATAACAATAGAAGATGTTGCGGATAAATTAAGTCGTGGTGGTTTTCAACAAGAGGCGCAACAATTAGTTGCTCTAAGTAAATTGAAACCGGAAGATACATCAAAGCAAAAACTTTTTGACCCTAATGACCCAAATAAACCTAAACCAACTAATTTATTTTCAGGAATGAATTTAGCTGTTACATTGGGACTTGTTGCCGGTGGGTATTTATTAATTAAACAATTTGCAAAAAAATAATTTTATGACCGCAGCACAAAAATCGGCAAAAGAAAAATTTAAGAAAGCTATTGCAATACGTTCAAAAACGGGTGTAAGTTTAAAAGAGGCATTTGCGCAAGTTTATGGAAAAAAAGTTGGCGCCGTTAAAAAGAAAAAAGCCGCTCCTAAAAAGAAAGCCGTTAAAAAGGTAGTAAAAAAGGCAGCGCCTAAAAAAGCTGCTAAAAAAGTAGTACAAAAATCAAAACCTCGTTATTCTGCTAAAGAGCATAAACACTGGGGAATTATTCCGGAGCATAAAAGACGTGTTAATGGTGTTACTAAAAAGAAAAAAGTTAGTGAACAATCTATTTTAAACAAAATTCACAAAGTTAAAAACGAAGTGAATAGTTTAGATGAATTGCAACATAAACACATGGTAGGCGCAATTGATAAATATAAAAGTTCGTTATCTAATATAAAATATTATGATGCGGCAATTAAAAGAATAAAAAATGCTTATTCTAATTTATCCGCTCCTGAAAAATTAAGAGCAAAACAAGTAATAAAAAACTTTACTAAACTAAAAAATGAGTTTAAAACTCACGCAAAACAATTAAAAAAAGTATTTTAAATTTTTCTAACAATAATTAAAAACAAAAAAAATGCGTAGAAAATCACACAAAAAGAAACACCACGCTCATCGCCGCAGACGTAGAATGTCAGGCATTGGCGCAGTAGGTTCTATGGCTATGAATGTAGCTTACACAATTGCGGGTGGCGTTGCCGCTCAAGCCGTAACAAAGTATTTACCAGCTACACTTAACGACAAGGTTAAAGCTGCTATTCCTTTGGCTGTTGGTCTATTTTTACCAAAAGTAGTAAAAGGAGACGTTGGTCAAGGTCTTGCTAATGGTATGATTGCCGTTGGTGGTATTAAATTGGTTCAATCTTTCGGTATATTACAAGGAATTGGTGCGTTGTCTTATGGCGACTATTCAACACCAATGATTGCCGCTACATACAATCGTGAGGGTTTAATAGATCAAAGCTACATGACACCAAGTATTGCCGGTTTAGACGAGGCGGGTTGTTAATTAATTCATTCATTTACACCTTTATTTAATAAAAATTAAAAGATAAAAATTATGGCTACGCAAATGGGCGCACGTATGACATTCGAGAACAGCAAGGCACTTGTACGTTCTTTAGGTTATAGCGTTGAACACGCAAAAATTACACAATCTTACTTAAGAAGTGAGGTTGCATTAAGCACATCAAGTGCTAATTATCACATTCCGGTTTTAATTAACGACACCCAAAATGGAGCTGTTAGAATTAACGAACGCCGCTTGAATTTACAAGACATTTTTGTTACAACAGAATGGGCTGTTTTATTTGGCGTAGGTACTGCAAGTGATACTAAAGCAAAACTATATTCATATCCTAACCAAACCGCATTTACTTCAACAAGTGATGATGATTTATGGAGTTTATATAATGGTTATCTAAACTTAACAATTAATAACGATTTAGTTGTTCCGTCTTTTGACGTATTCCGTAGTTACTATGTGCCACAAACACAACAAAATAGTAACTTTAATTCGGCAACTGCTACATCACCGGCTCAATTTACAATTGACCAATTTGAAGCGGCTCAAAACGCTTTTTATCCAATTGAACCGGGTATTGTTATGAATGGTGCTGCAAATATTAATTTTCAATTAACTTGCGGTGGCGCTCCGGCATCAGTTACTACAAATAGTTTCATTTGCGTTATTCAACGTGGATTGCTTCTACAAAACGTAACTACTGTAAAATAATTATTTTACAATATAGTTTAGCTAACTTTAAAAGCCGCGCCGGTGGGGACGCAATATCCCCACCCTATTTTATTATTTATAAAAAAATTGTATGAGAATAAAACGCTTTCAAGGGGTTGAAATCCCGGTGCCAAGTGGTTCTACATTAACGAAATTTTATTTCGCCGACCAACCGCAGCTACGTAATGCGCATATTGAAGCAATACAATTTTACAATATTAATGCTACACCATATAGTATTTTAAGTGGTACTGCAAGTGTAACAGATGCGGACGCAAGTAAATCTTATTTAACGCTTTACCAAGGCGATTTACAATTGATTTATCAACTTCCAATCGTTGCAATTTCAAATATTGTAAAAGGTACGGGCGCTTATGTGTTTGACTTACCGGGAATGAATGACCAAGATATTAGCTGGACTAAATCTTATGTTAGTTTACCTACTGCATTAGCAACCACGGGTGTTGCTTATTCTTTTGGTATTTATTATTATATGTAAAATCTTATTTGTTATGGCAGCTTTTAGACCTGAAATTTTCACAATTGATGAAGTATTAAATTTTTACGATACGGCAGACGGCAACGATTATAAAATCTTTGCCGGTGTTAATCCAACCGCTCAATATCTGCGATATAATTTTAGCGGCGAAAAGGAAATAGGACGTCAAGAACTGCAAATGGCACTAACGCAACTTCGTAACAATGTTGAGAATTACAATCCATACTTAATACAAGTTATTAGTGAGGAAAAAATAAGTAAGGGTAGGAAAAAAGAGCCTATCCTTACTTCTATTTCATTTCAATTAAATAGACCTCAACAATTTTTGCAAATGCAACAAATGGCGGGTGTTGGAAGTCCAAGAACTGAAATGTTATTAGAAAAATTAATAGAGCAAAACTCTTTAATGCAATCAAGATTGAGCGCTTTAGAAAGTATTGGCGAAATGGAGGAGGAGGAGGAGGAGCCACAAAGTCCAATTAACGCAATGTTAAGTAATCCGGAATTACAACAAACACTTGTTGCCGGTGTAATGGGACTTTTATCCGGCTTATTTACAAAAAGCGGTGTGCCTACGGGTATAGCCGGTATTGAAGATGAAAACGAAGCTATTTCGATTTTAAATAGTTTAATGAGCAAAGGTGTAACCATTGACCATTTACGAAAATTAAACGAAATGAACTCAATGAAATTACAATCACTATTAATAATGTTATAAAATGGCAAAAGATAATTTTTTAAAAGACAATCAAAGTTTAATTATTTGGGGTGTTGTAATTTATTTTGGTTATACAAAATTAGTAAAACCATTTTTTGATAGCTTAGGTATTACAAAAAGTGATGAGGAAATAAAAATAGAAAAAGAAATAATAAAAATTGATAGTCCTTGGAACCCTAATTACTATAAACAATTTGGAAATAGACCGGTACACCTTATTACTGATAGTAATTTAAAACAATATATTGATACTATTTGGAATAGTGTTGGATATGTTTATGATGATTTTGAGGCAGTATTAGGAGTGTTTAAAAAATTACAATACAAAACACAAGTATCTTATTTAGTTTCAAAATTTAATCAATTTCATAAAAAAGATTTGTTGACTTGGTTAAGAGGCGATTTTTGGCCTTCGGATAGATTTTCGGACGCACAAGTAAATCAATTAATTGATTTAGTTAAAAACTACAAAAACTATTAAAATGAAAAATAAAGGTCTTTCAATATTATTATTATTATTAGGAGGTGCTGCGGTTTATTATATTATTAAAAATAAAAAACCAAAGTTAAAAGGAAAGGTAATTGTGGATCCCTTAGACAAAGGCGAATTTGTACCTGATGTTGCAAAAAATGTTGTTACAACTGAAAAATTAGTAACACAATTAAATAGCCAAATGCAAACACAACCAAGTATTTTATCGCAAATAAAAAATATGAAACCAATTGATGCAATTACTTATCAAACCTATTATGGTAAAGATATTGATGCAGAACAAAATAATAGTTCATATCAAACAATGTATGCAAATATAGGAGGTCAAAAAATGGGCGTTCCTTATTGCGTATAATTCTTTCCTTACACCTTTAAAAATAATACAATGAGTAATTTTGAAATAAAAGCCGGTTTAATTAAATATGACGTGAATTTTATTGTATATGATGTGAACGGGTTTATTACAACCGATTGCAATTC